TCCTTCCAGCGCTCGATGGCGTGGCGACGGAAATGCTCCGTCACCCTGCCCCAGAACTCCTCGCCTACATCCGCCCGCGCGAGGCGGGCGGCGAGGGTGGTGGTGTCGGTGGTCATTTCGATGACTCCTCAATCATGGGCCAGTTCGGGACCGCGATCTGGTGGGCGTGGCCGAGATGCTCCAGGGCGTAGGGTCTGACGGGCTTGTGGCCGTGCTCGATCTCAAACCAGACCTCATGCATATGAGCCAGAAACAGCTTCACCGCTGCGCGCTTGGCTCGCGCGTGAATGTGAGCCGGAGGCAGCATTGCTTGACCGCTCCCAGGCTCGCCGCCGATCTTCGCGGCTTTGCCCGCTGCATTGTCCTCCAGTAGCTTGATCCCCTGTTCGCGCGTCAGTCGGCCAGAATACCAGGCGTAGGCATCGGTGGTCTTCCCGATCTGCTTCTTCGTGAGCGCCAGCGCCGCTTGTTCTCCGAACTCACCGCGCATATTGCGTTCGGTCTCGCGCGCCTTGCGCTCCTTGTAGAGTTGGCCATAGAAGGCGTCTTCGTAGCCGCTGACCTTGACGAAGCTCTCGCCCAGCTTCCAGCACAGCGTTTTGAGCGCTGCGTTGAACGGGCGCTTCTCGCCCTTTTTCCAGACGATCTCGGGGTTGAGACCGGCGAAGTTCCAGATGTGACCGGCGGTGATGGCCTTCGTGATGTCGATGTGAGCCAGCAGACCAGCGGCGATGACCGGGCCGACACCCTTGTGACTTCGCATCCAGGCTCCGACCGGATGATGGGCCGAGTAGCGGTCGAGAGCGCCGGCGATCTGGGTCTCCAGCGTGTCGCTGTTCGACGCCAGCCAGGACAGCACCGAGTGCGGCTCTCCGCCGTCGGACAGGGTGCGGACCTGGTGCGACGACCTGATCCGGTTCTCCTGCTGCTGGTAGTACGAGTCCACGAGGAACCGGGCCTCGTCGGCGCTCAGGGTGGTCGCCGCAGCACGAATGTCGCGGCTCATGCGGGTGACTGATTCGATGTCCATGATGTCCTCCTTGAGGGTTAAGTGGGGTTTCGCTCGATGACCATGATGTTCAGAAGGCTTGGCTCGCTCGCATAACGTGATGTTCGGAAGGCTTGACTCGCTCTTGGCCCCTGATGTTCCACGGGGCTGGCTCGCTCGCAAGGACTGATGTTCCTCTGGCTTGGCTCGTTCGTGCGCCTTGATGTTCGGCGGCGCTGGCTCGCTCGCTTTCGCTGATGTTCCGCTTCGATGGCTCGCTCGTACCACATGATGTTCTGGCTCGATGGCTCGCTCCCGCTGCTTGATGTTCCGCGGCAATGGCTCGCTCTCGATCGTTGATGTTCGGCTGTCATGGCTCGCTCCTATTTTGTGATGTTCGCCGCAAGTGGCTCGCTCTCGTCGCCTGATGTTCGGACAGTATGGCTCGCTCGACGGACGATGATGTTCGAGCTTGTTGGCTCGCTCCACACCTATGTCGTTCAGGAACTGTGGCTCGCTCTTCGGGTGTGATGTTCACAGGCTGTGGCTCGCTCGATCTAGCTGATATTCGCCGCCATCTTGATCACCGCCACCGTCCCTACGACCGCCGCCAGCAACAGGGCGATGGCGATCCAGTATCGCCGCGCCGTCGAGCGCGGCCTGGTCTCCTCGATCCAGCCAAACGCCAGGCCGGAACGGGCGATGTCGTCGTCGTTTTTCATCGTGCTTCTCCCTTCTGTTGCGCCGCGCGCCGCGCGGCCTGTTGGCTCTCGGACTGACATTCCTGCCAGATGAGCCTGATATGTGCCGGCAGCATCTGCCGGATCGTGGCCGCGTGCTGGAGGCACTCGGCGCGGGTCTCGGCGGGTATCTCGACGCCGCCGCAGTGGCGGTCGATGCCGTGTTGGCCGGTGCAGATGACCCCGAGCATGAGCCACGGGGTCAGGTCAGCCACAGCAGCACCGTCCACATCGCCGCCCAGATGCCCCCCGTGGCGGCGGCGAACTCAACCGCGCGAGCCATCGCGGACCTCCTCGATACGGGCCAGCTGCGCGCCGGTCTCCTCGGTGATGATCTCCGACACATCCGACATGATCCGCCGCATCAGCGCCTCGGCGTCGATCAGCGGCGCACCCGGCGTCTCGTCGGCCAGGCGCACAATCCGGCGGCAGAGCCGCAGGACCGCCACGCCGCACGCGGTGATCGCCTCGGCCTCGGCCAGTCGGACGTCGAACTCATCGCTCGACATTGAGAGCCTCCCGCGCGCGGGCGAGATCGGCGCGGCGTTGCGCCACCTGAGCGTTGATGATCGCCGCCAGGCGCTCGGCGTCGGCCAAGTCGAGATGAATGGCGACCTTTGTTTCGATGCATTGAATGACCATCGACGTCTCGCGATATTTTCGCGAGCCGTCCGCGACCGCCTCGTCGGCGGGCCAGATCCAGCGGACGCTGAGCGTCTCGCCTAGGTTGAGATGTATCCCGGTGCCGGGCATGTGATGGTCCTCCTGTTGATCTCGGCGCGCCACTCTGGCGCTCCCTGCTGCCGCCCGCGAACGAGCGGTAGCCGGGAGGGTCAGGCGTGCATCGAGATCTCGCACGCCCACGGGTTTGCCCAGCCCTCGCACGCGGCGGCTTCGGCGGCGTCGCGCGCCCTGGCCCACACCTTCGCAAGCCCGGTCATGCCGCTCTCGTCGTCGCCCTCGGCGAACTGCTGCTGATACTCGGCCTCGGCCTGGCGCGGCGTGCAGCCGGCCCTGGCGAACACCGCGAGCGCGGCCTCCTCGGCGCGATAGCGGTCATCGGTGGTGTCGATGGCGCTGCCGTGGATCTGGATCGAGATCATGTGCTGGTTCTCCGTTGGTTGGTTCGATCAGGCCGCGACCGCGCGGCGGATGTAGCAAATCTGCGCGGCGGTCAGGGCGTGGCAGGTGGTGTAGTGGCCCGCGAGGTCGTCATAGACCCGCACGGTGCCATTGGCATCGACGCTCGCGCGGTAGCCGGTGCCGGGGGCGTCGCACGAAAATGCGCGACCGCTGCGGACGGTGATGTACTGGGTCATCTGCTGGTCCTCCGTTGTGGCCGGGTTGGCCGGTTGCGATGGGGGAAAGATACACCTCCCGTTTCACCGCGCAACACAATCCGCCATGCAATCCCCGCATGGCGCTATGCAATCGACGCTTGACGGACTACACGCGCGGTGTATCCTCGCCGCATGACCATCCGCGATTTGATCTTTGCTCTTGGCGGCACCGCTGCTCTCGCCCGCGCGCTTGACCTGTCGCCTCAGGCCATCTCAAACTGGTCCCGTCGCGGCGCGATCCCCGCGCGCCGTCACTACCAGGTCGCGCGCCTCGCACGGGCGCTCGGCCTCCACATCGATCCCGAGGCGCTACGATGAGCCTATCGAGAGATATCGCGGACGCCGTCCGTCGCGCCGGTCAGATGACCGTCAGCGAGATCCTCGCCGCGTTTCGGCATGAAGACGAGCAGCGGCTCGCCTACGCGGTGAGCAACGCCGCGTATAACGGCTGGATCATCGGCCCGAAATCGCGCGCCCTGATCCCGACCGTCATCTATCGCGCTTCGACCGAGACCTCGTTTCGGGGTCCGGCTTGCGCCGAGGAGGTCGCTATCAGCTGGGCCACAATGGACGAGCGGTGGCGCTCACAGGCGGGCGAGATCGAATATGAGGACCATCCGCGTAGCGTCGCCGCCCCCCGTGTCCTCTGGCGCGGCTCGCCGCCTCCTGCGCGCTCGTCGTGCGGGTCGAGTGCGGCGATGATGGTGGCGTCATCGCCGGGCATTTACTCTGCGACGCCGACGCGCTTTGCCCGAGAGGTGGACGACGCCGAGGTCAAGCGGCGCACTCTGCGCGGCGAGAGTCAGCACAAGATCGCCGCCGCGCTCGGCGTCAGCCGCGCGCAAGTCTGCTCGGCGCGCCGCCGGATCAAACAGGCGCATGGGACGAGCTTCTCGGTCCACACCGGCAGCAAAACGAGCAAGTATGAGTGACGACGAGCGCGACGAGCCGGGGCGGAAGTGGTTTGCAACCACGCGCTGGGAGTTGCAATCGTTGCAATCCAGTCTCAATCTCGACGTTGATGCCGTCGCCGTTTCGTCGTTCCGCCGCACTGCGCTAGGCTGGGGCGGATATCAGGTCCAGCCACTGAGGAGAGCAGAATGAAGCCGAAGCACATCCTGATGGAAGCCCTCGATCTGATCTCCGAGGATCGCCATCGCACGCATGGTCGCCCCGAGGAGAACCTCGCCAACATCGCGACGCTCTGGGACGCATGGTGTCGCGTGTCGCGCGACGCGCAGATGACGCCGCACGACGTCGCGATCATGATGGCGCTTCTGAAGATCGCGCGCACGCAGACCGGCGTCTACAACCGCGATGACTACGTCGATGCCGCTGGGTATATCGCGCTGGCACACCGTCTCGCTGCGGCGGGCAACGAAGAATGATGCGGTCGGTGCGCCTGATCCTGCATGGCGAGCCGGCGTCGAAGGCGAACTCGCGGCGGCTCGTCACGATCCGAGGACAGGCGCGGCTCATCAAGTCGCAGAAGGCCCTCGACTACGTCGCGGCGGTCAAGGCCACCTATCCGCCGCTCTCGCCGCTGCTGGAGGGCGATCTGCGGATGGTCGCCGACGTCTACTACGCCTCGCGCCGTCCCGATCTGGACGTCTCGCTGATACTGGACGCCCTCCAGGATATCGTCTACCGTAACGACAGACAGGTCCGCGAAATGCACCTGTATCACCACCTCGATCGCGCAAATCCGCGCGCCGAGATAACCCTTGAGGAGATGCACGATGACACAGACGAATGACGATCTGTCCCGCTTTGCAGACCGGATCGAAATGGCGATCCAGGGCATCGAAGACACGCGCGAAAACCTCGCGGCGATCAAGGCCGAAGCGACGGCGGCGGGCTACGACGGCGGCGCACTGGTGCGTGTGGTCGAGATGCGCCACAGCGAGAAGCGCCGACAGAAGGAGGAAGCACGCCTCGCGCTGGTCCGGCTCTACGCCGATCGGCTGGGCGTGCAGCTGCGCCTGGACATCTGAGACGGCTGGGGCTCCTCCCCGTGCGCGTCCGGCGGGGCGCGCCTCCCAAGCGGATCAGCGCGCCTCGGCGCGTCAACACCTCCCCCAGTTCCATGCAAGGGTGATGACCGCTCCCGCCACCTAAAACGGAATGTCGTCTTCGTGCTGCGAGCACGCTCCTGGCTGCTCTGCGAAATCAGCAGGGGGTGCTGCCTCGTAGAATCGGCAGATGCCATCGAGGCTGTATTTCGCGCATGTCCAGCAGATCTTAGGCTGCGGCTCCTCGACGCGCTTGCGCCACGCCTTCAAGACTTCTGGTTCAGGCGGTCGTCGCTTCGTCACGTTCCCATCTCCTTTTGATCACCCGAAAGAACTTGCCGTCCTGGCGATACTCGATCTCGCGCGGAGGCGTTGCGTTCGACAGCATGGATGCCGTCTGCTCGATATCGAATAACTCCTCATCGTTCCAATCGACGCCGGCACTCGCCGCCATTTTCACAAGCTGGCCTCGGCTCTTCTGCCCAGCATATCCGTCATGCATCACGGGCAGATACTCGACGACGACGGACGCCGCGTAGTCGGCCGGATAGTACGAGACAGCCAGCATCTCTTTCCCGCTGGTCCGGCTTACATGCTTCCGCCATGACCAATTCTTGACGGCCATCGTCTTGCCATCCTGGCCCATGATATCGTCGTCGCGCAACTCCAGCTTGACCGGCTTTTCCGGTCCCGTCTGCCATTCGTGACCACAAACCGGGCATTTCCGTACAGACAGCGCAACGACTTCATCGCAGTCTGGACATGTCTTAGTCGGAGCCTTTTTTTCTTTTTCTGGCTTGCGCGGCGGCTGCACTGCGATGATCGGGCCATGCGTCGCCACGCATCCCGCGAAGTCGAGGACCAGGCAGTCCTTGGCCTCGCTCTTCAATCGCATTCCGCGACCGACCATCTGGACGTACAGGCCGGGTGAGCATGTCGGCCGCAGCAGGGCAATTAGGTCGATGTCTGGATAATCGAAGCCGGTGGTCAGGACGTTGGCGTTGGTCAGCGCACGAACCCGGCCAGCCCGAAAGTCCGCGATGATGCGGTCGCGCTCGGCCGGCGGTGTGTCGCCAAGCACACATTCAGCCGTGATCCCGCGCTTCCGCAACTCGTCGCGCACGCGCTCGGCGTGCCGAACGCCAGTGCAAAAGAACAGCCACGACTTCCGCCCCTCGGATCGCGCGATGACCTCATTGACGGTCGATGTGTTCAGCGCGTCGGTATCGGCTGCGGCCTGTAGCTCGGCCTCGATGTATTCTCCGCCTCGCTTGTGGACGCCGCCGACATCGATCTTGGCTGCTGTCGCCTTTGATCGCAACGGCGAGAGGAATCCCTTGTAGATCAGTTCCTCGACGCTGACGGGCTCGATCAGATCCCAGAACAACGCGGGCGCATCGGTGATCATGCCATGCCCGAGGCGATACGGCGTCGCCGTGAGACCGATCACGCGCAAGGCCGGATTGACCTTCGCCAGATGATCGAGCAGCACACGATAGCTGCCCTGTTCCTTGTGGTTGACGAGGTGGCACTCGTCGATGATGACCAGATCGACATGGCCTATCTTGTCGATCTGACTGATGATCGATTGAATGCCGGCGAACGTGATCGGCTCGTCAAGCTGGCGGCGACGCAAGCTGGCCGAGTAGATCCCGAGCGGCGCGCCGGGCCAGTGTTGGCGCATTTTCTCGGCGTTCTGCTGGATCAGCTCTTTCACATGCGTGAGCATGAGGATGCGCGTCTCGGGCCAGTTCTGAACGGCGTCCTTGCACAGTGCCGCGACGATGTGGCTCTTGCCCGAGCCTGTCGGCAAGACGAGGCACGGGTGACCGGCGTTCTTTTCGAGCCACGCATAGAGCATGTCGATGGCGCGGCGTTGATATTCACGCAGCAT